TAAAAATAAGATTAAAAAATTATTTTATGTGAAAATAATTTATAACAGCTTATTTTGAATAAAAATAAGATTAAAAAATTATTTTATGTGAAAATAATTTATAACAGCTTTATAACCCGCATTATATGCTTCTAATTTTGATTTATAATCTAAATCAAAATTTAAAATTGATATATTATCTAAATATATATGTATTGTATAATCTTCAAACGCTAATACTAGATTTCTATTAATTCCTTCAAGCATACATGCACAACATTCTATAAAATATGTTTCTAAATCAGTTATTTGGTCATATTTAGAAACGGTTGCATTTAAAAATAATCCAATCACTTCAGATAAATTATCTTTAAATAAACTTATAGGATAATTATCGATACAACCTCCGTCGATATACATTTTATTTTCATAAATAAATGGAGTAAAATATATTGGCACAGACGATGTCATTCTTAAAGCATCGATTACTTTTAAATTGGGAGTTGTAATATATGATAAATATATTAATGATTTATCATTAACACAAACAGTTGATAAATATAATGTTTTTTTAGTTAAATTATATAATTCTAAAAATGTAATATTTTCATCAATATTTTTATTTTTAAAAATATAAGCAGAAATTTTTAATACATTCATTCCATCATCCAAACCAAATTTTGTAAATAAATTGGTTGAGTTTATTATAGTTAATTTAGTAAAATCAAAAAATTTAGTAAAATCATATAATTCGTCCGTTGTATAACCAATTATATGCATAATAATTAATAATCCTCCAACAGATGCAGCAGCAAATGTATCTATACCCGATAAGATATTTAATTCATCTAATGCTTTTAAAGCACCAAGATACGCAATTCCTCGCATACCACCTCCGCTTAATACTAATTTAGTTTTAATCGGTTTAATCAGTTTAATCGGTTTAATCGGTTTAATCGGTTTAATCGGTTTAATCGGTTTAATCGGTTTAATAGAATTTGGTATAGGTTTCGGATTTTTTATAATTTTTTTATTTTGATTGATTAATAATATAATTTCATTTTCTATATTTTCTATATTTTTTTTATTTTTTTTAATCATTTTATATATAATAAAAATATTTTATATTATCAAAATTATTTTGCATCGATATAAGATATCAGATAAAATATCAGATAAAATATAAAAATATTCTTATATTCTTATATATATTAAAAGTAATGTTTAAGAATATAACAATTGATAAATTAATTCCAGCAAATTCAACTGAATCACACAATTATATTAAAGGTAAATTAAGTTTAAATTCTATATCAAAAGATAAATTTATAAATGATGACCCTGATATAAATTTTAATTCAAATATTTTAATAGATAATATTAAAAAAAGAAGAATTAATATTAGAACAATATTAATTAATGCATATAATTTATGTTATGAAAAAATATTAGAAGCAGATAAAGCTGGTTTAACAGATTTAATTTTTTTAATACCTTATAAAATGCAATTAAATTCAAATGTATGTAATCCTTTACATATATTAACTTATATATCTAAAGCTCTTCTTAAAGAATCTATAAATACATATATAATTGACGAAACTCATTTATTTATTACTTGGAAATTTTTAGAATTAAATAAAGAATTACAAAAGAATTAATTACGACAGAATTAATTACGACAGAATTATTTTATTTCTTTTTCTAATCAATAAATCTAGAATTATTATTAGAAATATACCTAAAATAAGTTAAATAATTGTAAAAGAATTAATTTAATTTATTTTATTTCTTTTTCTAATCAATAAATCTAGAATTATTATTAGAAATATACCTAAAATAAGTATTATTAATATTTCTTTTGTCTGAATTTTACCAAAGTAATTAAACATTGAATTCTGTTTTTCATCAATCGTTTCAATTGTCTTATTTGTCTCATTTGTTTGAATATAATTAACTAATTTATTTCGACAATTAAAACAATTTTTTATATGTTCAAATATATCTTCTCTATCTTTTATATCTTTTGTATTTATACATGAATTTTTATTCAATTCATTTATATAAGAATGTATTTTTTTAGGTTTAGTAAATCTAATTTTATCTATATATGAATCAAGTGATGGTGAATCAATACTTATAGAATCGAATTTAGAATCAGAGTCAGATAAATTATTAAGAGGATAGTTATCAAAGTTAGTTGATTTAACTGAGTTAGTAGATTTAACTGAGTTAGTTGATTTAACTGAGTTAGCTGATTTAACTGAGTTAGTTGATTTAACTGAGTTAGTTGATTTAACTGAGTTAGCTGATTTATTAGATTTATTTGAGATAGATTCTTGTGATTCTTTAGAATTATCAGAATCCACATTATAATTACTATAATTTATATTATTTATTGTATTATCATTATTATAATTTGTATTATTATTTAAATTATTATAGTATAAAATATCTTTTTCCCATTTTTTAGCTTCTATAAGCAATGCTTTTTCTGGATTAAAATTTATTTGTTTTGAATTATTAATAGTTCTTGCAATCTTATCTAATTCATCATTATTATCATCATATGCTGAATTAATATTAGAATACATAAAAAATATATAATATATGATTAAAATAAAAATTATATTATTAAACTTAGATTTAAAAAAATATATAATAAAATAAATTAAAATACATAAAATATATATATAAAATATTCTGCGTATTATCATATATAAATCTTTCTCCTAATAAAATATATCAATGACTGATAGTGAAAATTTTAATATAAATCAAACTGAAATTACCGAAGGAACAAATATGATGGTAGATTGTTTAGTTAATAGTGATAAAATGAATAATAAAGATGAAAGATGGTCATATACTAAAAATAATCATTCTAATAATCATTCTGATAACAATGATGATATAGATGATGATTTTGATTCATATAAAAAAAATCATCGTGAACATTCAGATAGGGATGACACAAAATATGATAAATATGATAAAAATGATACTCATAATGATGATCATAATTATAGCGATCGTAATTATAGCGATCGTAATAATCATAGTGATAATAATCAAAATGAATCAAAAGAAAAAGAAAAAAATAAAAATTCTACAGATAAATATATTGATGATGAATATGAAGAATTATCACCTCTTGAAAAAAGATTGCGTAAATTGGAATTAATGAGACGTTTGGGTGAATTACGTGATATTGGTTGTAAAGTAACAAATTATTCAATCGATGATGATTATTATATGATGAAATATGAGTTAGAACTTCATACAAGTATTCGATCTAAGAGAAATTGGATGGGTTTATATAATCATGTCTTGATAGGTTGCGTTAAGGGGGTTGAATTATTAAATAATTCTTATAATCCATTTGATTTTAGTTTAAAAGGATTAAGTAATGAAGTTAGTTCAGATAAGAATACTTATTATGAAATTTTAGGTGAAATATACGAACATCATAATGTTCCAGGTAAAAAAATGAATCCTTGGTTTAGATTATTCATTACTTTGATTGGAACTACTGTAGTAGTTGGTGGTAAGAATAATGCTCATAAATTTATTCCAGGTGAAGCATCTAATGTAGAAAATGATCAAGGACTTCTTAACATGCTTCGTTCAAAGGCAATGGGTGCGATGGGTGCGATGAATCCGACTGCTGCATCAGGAGCTGCGCTAAGTGGTGCCTCTTCTAAAGAACCTGTAGCAAATCAAGAACCTAAAAATGGATTAGATGAATATATGAATAAACAACATGAGACAGCCGTTCAAAAAGCACACGATTTAGAAGAATTAAAAAGACAAGAATTAGAATATCAGCAATTTCAAAAAATGTTAGTAGAAGATAATTCTAAATTTCAAAATATGAAAAAAAATCTTGAAATGACTATAAGTCCAGGTTCAGATTCTGTTTCTAAATCTGCTTCTGCCTCTGTCTCTAAATCTAAATCTAAATCTAAACCTAAACTTGAATCTAAATATCACGAACCCCATAATAATTCAGAATCAGATACATCTAGATCGGCTTTATCAAATATTTCTTCTAAATCTTCCCGTAGTGTTATTTCAATTAATAAAACATTACAAAATAAATTGGACCAAAATAAAAATTCTATAAAACCATCATCAATATCATTTGGTAGCTCTACAAAAGGTAAGAAAGGAGGATTTACCAGTGGGAAAAAATAATTAAAATTATTATTTTACCAGTGGAAAATAATAATTTTTAATACGAAAAAATAATTTTTAATACGAAAAAATAATTTTTAATACGAAAAAATAATTTTTAATACGAATAAATATTTTTTAATACGAAAAAATAATTTTTAATACGAATAAATATTTTTTATATAAATATATTTATATATGGCTACAAGAGTTTTCGAGTTGCAAAAAACTAATTCAGATAAAACAATTGGTGTTACATTTTCATGTTGGGATTTATTACATGCTGGGGCATAATATATTTTTAGAGGATTGTAAAAAACGATGTGATATATTATGTGTTGGATTATGTGTTGGATTATGTGTTGGATTACAAACCGAACCAACCATTGATAGACCTGAAAAAAATAAACCGTTTTATTAAGCTATAGCTTAATAAAATGAGAATTTATGATTTGTGACCAAAAATTTAAAGCTAAAAATCCCATAAAATCATATACAATTTCTATAGGAATTGTGATGATTTGTGATGGGAATTTTTAGCGATACTCGTTTAGAGGAACGAGAAATACAAATTAAAAGTTGTAGATATGTTGATTATTATTTTGTATATTCAAGTGAATCATCATTATATGCAGCATTATGTGAGATAAAACCTGATATACGATTTTTGGGTAATGATTACGTTGGAAAACCTTATACTGGAGATAATTTGAATATCCCCGTATATTACCATCCGAGATCATCCCATACATATTCAACTACAAATTTACGTAAACTAATATATCTTCGAGAATTAAGTAAATTAAAAATTGATAATTGATAAATATATATTAATAAATATATATTGATAAATATATATACATATACATATATAAATATATATTGATAAATATATATACATAATTTTATAATGTCTAAAATAGATACTCGTGAAAATATAACAGATATTCTAGATAAAAATAAAGATAAAAATAAAGATAAAGATAAAGATATCGGTTCAAATAAGAGTGACAAAAAACGAGGTCGCCCACCTAAATTTGTATCAACTCCTCAAATTAAACTCAAACCTGTTATTGAAGTCCCTGATGCAAATGAAGAAATTATCTTACATCTGAAACATACCTCTGTTAAAATACCAAATGAAATTTCACGTTTTACAAATTTTAATACAGAAAGTCTGACAAACCCTATCCCAAATATTAGTTCTGATACAAATGAATTAATATTATCTGAATCAAGTGGTAATCAAAATACAGATATTAATTATCTAATTGATGAAATACATCGAAGAGATATTATTATTAAAGATCTTAGAGAAAGTTTGAAATATATTAAAAATGTCTCCCAGGATAATATGTTAACTGTGACAAAAGAAAATAAGAAAACATTAATAAATCTTGGTTTAATAAATTTTAAAGATAATCGATTAATGATATCAGATACAACTGATATTTGTTGTTGGTGGTGTACTTATAATTTTGATACATTGCCATGCTTTCTTCCAGAAAAATTTACTAATAATAAATATTATGTATTTGGAGTATTCTGTTCTTTCTCTTGTATGTTTGCATATAATGAGGATATGAATGATTTTAGAAAGCAAACAAGAAATTCATTAATCAAAAAATTATATAAAGATATTTTTGGTTTTGATTGCAATATTAAACATGCAGGACCACGAGAGATATTAGAAAAATTTGGCGGGATTGTAAAAATAGAAACTTTTCGTGATTCAAAATCAATTTGTAATAAAATACATAAAATTAATATCCCTCCATCAATCCCCTTATTATCATATTATGAAGAATCTATCTTGGATAAAAATTAAATTTTTATTTCCCGATAAAAATTAAATTTTTATTTCCCGATAAAAATTAAATTTTTATTTCCCGATAAAAATTAAATCTTAATTTTTCTTCCCTTTGATTTTACTTTGATATTAGCTGTATTCGCTGCATCAACTGTTGCTGTATTCGCTGCATCAACTGTTGCTGTATTCGCTGCATCAACTGTTGCTGTATCTGTTATAATTATATTTTTATTTTTTGCTTTAGATTTTATTTTTTTAACAGTTAATTTTGATTCGTCAATATTTGTAATCATATCTTGATATTTTTGAGGAATTGGTTTAAATACATATTGAAATGCTTGTAAAAAACAATCTGTAAGATCATCTTTCTTTGGATATATATCTAACATTAATTGTTCTTCTTTTGTTATTAATGCCGAACAATATAAAAGACCCAGACCCTTTGTAATATCATATGTTTCTTTAGAATTTGCTGCTAAATTTAATTTCTCAGCAGTAATTTTTTTATCTACCTTAAGTTTGTTTGAGGGACAGATAAATTTAATATTCGTAATTAAACTTTTCGTAAGGCTCTTGTCAGAGATCCCTCTTAAAACAAAATAAGAGTATAATAGGGTACATATAGTTTTCATATGTGGATTTTTTAATGCAGGTTGATTTTCAATTAGAACTTCATCAACCATTAATAATTCTTTTGTTTCGTCAAGTTTTGAAAATAATTTTACTCCAAGTTCTTGGATTGGTTGTTGAGAACAATTTTGTTTGGTTAATTTTGATGGTTTAAAAACTCTTAACACCGATTTAGAAAGTTTAAGATGAGTCTCGCACCATGACCATTCAGGGAGACCCAATAGATTAAATTTAGAATTTAATTTACATTTTGGATGAGCACATTTAAATAAGATTGTTTCATCAAGTTCTATTTTAGATTTATCTTTATGTCCTTTACAGAGGATTTGTTTGGGAGAGTTTGGTTTGAGTTGCATTTGAAAACGACCAATCTTCCCACATACATTACCAGTTCTTAATAAATGTTGACATACATCACGGTCGTCCATTAGATTAATAATATCCCATTTCAATATATGAAAGTCGGTATATGATTCGGTTTTAGGGTCTTTTATAAATTCAATTAAACAATAAGCAAGATTCTTAATTCCCACATCAAAAGATAAAATCTTCATATGACTTGTATATATATATGGGAGTATATTATTGTTTAATATGAAAAACTTAATATTATGAAAAAATTGATTAAGTTATATATTATGTTATTATTTTATGTTATTATTATATAACTTATTATATTATATTTGATATTAATAAGATTCATACAAGAATGGCTAGGAAAGCCATATCGAAAAGAATATTGGAACAAATACAAATTGATGTATTACCATCAGATGTTACAATAAATACAATGACAGTAATATGTCATATGGATATGATATTTAATGTCGGTAATATTGCTAAATATATCGATTTAAGTTTAGATGGAATTATTAAAGTTAGTCATGGACGTTCCGGAGATGTTTTAACAAATAGGATTATTGTTCATAAAAAAAAATTTAAAAAAATTAAGAAAAATAAAAAAGTATTCTTTAATCAAGTATCATTGAGTGTAGTAATACCTTCTAAGAAAGAACGTCCAGTAAATTTAAAAATATTCTCAAATGGTTCTATGCAAATGACTGGATGTAAACATATTGATAATGCAATTGAAGCAATTGAGAGAACTTTTATAGAGTTGAAAAAAATTAAAGCGATCGTTGATTCTAAAAAAATGTGTTTGGTTGAAAAACCATTTTGTTCGAAACCAGAAGATCTAAATATGTGCAAAGTCTTAGATATGGAAGTTGCAATGATTGTAAGTAAATTTGTATATCCTATTAATATTAATCGGGCAAAATTAGCTGAATTATTTGAAATTGATGAACATGAAGCGAAATATGACCCAGAATTACATGCATCGGTTGATTTAAAATTTCCATCGGATAATAAAAAGATTTCTGTATTTATTTTCGAGAAAGGTTCTATTGTAATTACTGGAGCAAAAACATGCAAACATATTTTAGATGCATATAATTTTGTAAATGAATATCTATTAACTCATCATAAGATTATTTCAAAAAAAAATATTAAACAAGATGATATTGAAAAATTTATTAATTTTAAAAATTGATTTTTTATATCTCTAATTGAACTAATTAATATATAATAAAATAATTAAGACTACCCTACCTTATGACAATGATTGATACCATATTTGAGAATATATTTATATTCTCAATATTAGTAATTAGTGCCGGAGTGTATGAGCTAACGGGTAAACTTGTTATAAAGTTAATTAAATCGATTATTGATCTTTTATTACAAATAAAAAGAGATATTGAACAGATCGAAAGTATTGGAAATAAAATAATTCCAATTAGAAATATAATTGTTGGGTTTACTGTTTATAAATTATATGACATTTATTGTAATCATTATTCTAAAAAATACTATTATTGGTGGTAATAGCAATATTTAATTAACTTATATAATGGCTTTACATATTGTAGGGAATAATGAACAACACAAAGTTCCCATGCGATTTGCAGAACTACGACAACTACAAAAACAGAATAAAGAAAAACTGCGTTATATGTTAATGCACGATGCTTTACATATTTTGCCAGAAGAATTATGGGATATGATTTTGGCACTACTATTTACAAGTGATGACGATGACATGGTTGCATATTTCGCTTTTAAACGGAAAGATACGTTATATAATGACGACCATTATATGTTTGAAGGGGTCGAAAAAGATTGGACATTAGCTATAGCACAAATGCGTTCTGTAGTTAATCCAGACGATTTACAAGATGATATTCCAATAGACACATATTGTAATGGTGCCTTAGTTGCGTGTCCAGATGAATTTGGTAATCGATGTGAATGTCGATGGACACATCATGTGTTTAACAGACATTATGCATTTACTAAATATCGTATCAATATCGAAAACATAACTATTAAAATTCGTCTGAGCAAAAAGAGTTATTTATGGAATATATCAATAAAAAATTAATATAAAATTCTAAAAATACTATTTAATGATATTTTAAATTTATAATCAAAATGTGATAATTTGCTATCAAAAATTGATTTTTAAACAATTATATTTAATATAAATTAAAGTTTGGTTATCATATAACAAGCAACAAGTAACAAGCAACAAACAACAATGAATAATAATAAATTTGTATTACACCTTTGCACATTTAAAACGCCGATTTTATATTTGCATATAATATTTATATTATATATATAATAATATGGGAAAATTTGTGATTGATGTATTTTTAAATTCAATTGTTTATGTTGAAGATAGTGAACTATTAGCTAATAACCATCATTATAAAATAATTAGTAAAATTAAACTTATGAATATAGAAAAGGAAAATTACATAAAAATAAAAAATATTATTAAAGAAAATAATGTCGATGGCTATTATCATTTGTCTATGAAACCATTATTAACATTAATTGATACATCACAAAAAGGAACGACATATAGTGGTAATACAAATTTATATTATCATCCAGTTGGATTATATGTTTCGTGCGGAATAAAATATTTTGAAAAAGAAAAAAGTACTCATTATTCATATATTTATGAATTACAATTTAATAAGTCTGTATTAAAAATAACAAGTTTGAAAGATTTTATTAAATTTATTAATAAATATAAATATTTAGATTCAAAGATAAAAATTCACAATCTATTAGATTGGAAACAAATTAAAAAAAATCACGACGGTATTATAATATGTCCAAACTTACATAAACAAATATTTGGAAATACACAAGCATTACTTCATATTTATGGAGATGAAAATATAATTCAAAAAAATATTATAGAAAAATATGGTAAAAATTGGTCAAAAGAATTAATATTTTTATCTGAATGGTTTAGAAATTGGAGGCAAGAAGGTGTTGTATGGAGACCAACAGGAATTAAACAGATTAAATTAATAGATAAATTAAATATTTTATGATAATTATATCCATAAAAATCGGCGTTTTAAATGTGCAAAGGTGTAAAAAATATATATTTTTTATTTTATTTATTTTTTATTTTATTTATTTTTCATTTATATTATTATTCCAATATATTTTATTAGGTGTATTATTTATTTATGTACATAAAAAATTGATTTATATATAGGTTTGATAATCAAATAAATATATTATATATTTATAATCAAATAAATATATTAATATATTTATAATTGAATAAATATATAATATATAATTTAATTCGCTGATATAAATTTGATAAACTATTATCATGGATAAATTAATTGCAGCTATTTATGAAAATCCTTTACAATATACTACATTTGTAAACGATGCAAAATCTTCTTATGTATATTCATCGAGCGATATTATAAGGGTATTAGCTTCATCGTTAAATGTCAAACATCGAACTTATATATTAAATGAATTAGTTCTAGTTTCTCCTAGTGTTTTTCCAGAAATATATAATATGAGGTTATCTAAATCAGATAATCTAACCTTATCATTATACAGTCTAAATTTAGACCAGACATATATACCTACGATAAAGATTAATGATTTAGGATGTTTACAATTATTAGCTAATTTACAAAGATTGAGTTTGACTTATCTGGAAATTAATAAACTAAATTTATCTAAAATGGTAAATTTAGAAGAATTATATATTAATAATTTATATCGAATAACATCTCTTGAAGACTTACCTCCTCATATAAAAAAACTTTCACTAAAAGGTTGCAGACTCATCACGAATTGTAATTTTAGAGAATTATCGAAATATTCAATGTTGGAAGAATTAACTTTACATTCAATGAATTTAACAAATCTTGATGATTTGAATATCCCAAATCTAAAATCTCTTATTATTCGAGAATGTTCGTGGATTACACAAGTTGATAATCTAGATAAGATGAAATTATTAGAAACACTCAGTATTACTCATAGTTATAAAATAAAAAATATTAATTTAAGTAATTTACCTAATTTAATTAATTTTGAATTATGGTCGACTTGTTGTGATAGACTTAAATTATGTAATTTACCTAAATTAATTAATTTTAAATCAAACAGTAATTCAGATTTAACTGATATTCAGATTAAAGAGTGTCCGATTTATCAAGCCTCTGCATGATAAATTGAGAATTTCATATTTATAGCATAATATAAATGTCCGATTTATCAAGCCTCTGCATGATAAATTGAGAATTTCATATTATGTCAAAGTTTAATATAAAATGTTATAATTTTTAATTTATTTTAGTTAATTTATCTAATTCTTCTATTTTAGATTTAACACTTTGTAATTTATTTATGATAGTAATTTTATTTGATTTTGTAGTAGACCATCTTTTTTTAATTAAATTGGGATGTTTTTCTATATTAAACCATTCTCTTGAATGTTCTTTATTCGGACCATATTTTTCAGAATAATATACAACAAATTTTGGTAAATCACTTTGTTTGATATCTGCGGGTAGATCTTTTGCTGTTTTTTGTCTTCGCCTTTTATCTTGATTTTGATTTTGTTCAGATTGAGTTGCAAATCTTAAATTATTAAATCTGTTATCTAATTTATTACGATTTATATGGTCGACTGATAAATCTGTATTTGTTGAATTTTTTTTATCATATTTTGAACAAATAATTGTATGTAAATAATGCATAGTATTATTTTTATCTGGATAACATTTAGTTGCAACATATCCAATTATTTTATGAAAATTCCATGAACAAAAACTATCTTTATCTGGATTAATTATTTCTTTATAATCTTCCTTTGCAAACATCGTATATGTTTGATTATTTACATACATCATATAATATTGAATCTTCTCAGCATCTTCGACCAGCCAATGTGGATTTTTTAATGACCCAGTATTACATCCTTGGATAACAAAATGCCCTGGATGCGACGAAAGTATTTTTAATTTATCAGCATTAGGTAATATATATTCTTTTAATGTACTCCATGCACCTTTAATTGCACTATTTTTACTTAAGTGAGAATTTTCTTTGAATAATAATTTATTTAATTTAATATATATTTGTGATCTTTTATCATCGATATTTTTTAATTTAACTATACTCATATTGTGTATTTATATTTGTATATATACATATATTTATATAGTAATTATTATCAATTTTTATTTATATTTCAATAAATAAAAAATTTTAATTAATTAAATCAATAGAATGATTTATATTTTTTGTATAAAAATTGTATAAAATTGCATACAAAATGTAGCATAACGCACTAATTGGCGTACGCGAGCCCTCCCATGCCGCTCATTATTCTAAGAACATTGTATGAGAATGCAAAGATATATACAAGGGTACCAGTAAATACTTTTAACTTGAGTGATTTATTTGCACGAAGAGCATCCGAGTAAGTTACAGCTAATATAGTTGTATCGATACGGGACAAATTGGCAGACCCAGATGGTTGATGTTGTTCGGGGTGAAGAGAGAACGAATATACATTAATACCATCAGCAGGGGTTCTGGTATGATGTTGAGCAGGTTGTACATAGTTAAAATAAGCACCATTTTGAACAGAAAATCTATCATGACCATTAAGTTTGAGTTGAGCAGTTTGAACAAGATTTCCAGTTCCATCAAGTCTTAAACCATAATTGTAAGGTTGGTTGACAATAACATCTCTGACATTTGCAGCACCAGCAACATAGAGATAAGCTCTAGCATCATTTAATTCAACAACGGGGATAGATACATCAGTAAGGGATAGATTGTGAGACACAACCTTTGCTTTACTCATTGGTAAAAGTTTAGGAGTAGCACCAAGTACTGCAGAAACAGCAGTTACACCATTTGCTCCACGAGTTGCATAAGATTCAGTGCTACCATCCCAATTATTAGGACCAGCTGCACCTGCTACATCTAAAGTTACAAGAATATTTTCAATATATGTGCAAAGATATGTTCCATTATTACCAAGAACACTAGTATTCATCCAAAGACCCGATTTATCAGTTCCAGTTTGCGTAAGTTGAGTTCCAGTATTATTAACTAGTACCGTTACAGTATAACCTGCGGGAGTATTCGTTGGTGTAACATATGCAGATGAATTGGCAGCAACAGCGGGTAATACAAGATTTACCCAACCATTTGCAACTAATGCAGCGGGAGGGATAGTTGGGTCAGCAAGTATAAACATACCATCCGCAATATTCTCAGCTGCATAATCAACCGCCGAACCCCATTGAGAATCAGAACCAGAATATGTAAGAAATGAATTATTAGTCCAGGTTCCGAGAACAGGTGCCCATACAATTTCTTTAGTAGGGTGATTAAAATTTAAGGTGTGTTTTTGATTGACCGTTCCAGAAGCTTGAGAAGCGACAAGAGTTTCAGCCCCACCAAATTGAAGTTGTTCAATAAGATATTCGTGACCAACTTGAGCAAATCGTCTACGTTCTTCGCTATCTAAATAAACATAATCAACCATTAAACCAACACTACCTAAATAAAGATTGTTTGTAATGAGAGTATTCGCTCCAGATTGAATTAAGAGATTAGCAACATTTTCTAATTCAATATTAAGACGAACTTCGTGATATTGAAGAGCAATTAGAGGGAGAGCTAAACCAGTATTTCTACAGAACCAAAATTGAAGAGGAATATATAGAGTATATTCGGGTAAAACAATTTGAGGAGTTGTCGCCGAAACAAGTCCTTGAGGAATAACTAATGAAGGAACATCACCAATCATTGCATTGTACCCTCTTTCTTGTTCATTGGTATGGGTAAGTTCATACCAGACATCGAGCCATGTTCCCCAATGTTTATCAATCTGAGAACCTCCGATGGTTAATTCAAGAGTATTAATTAAAGCATGACCAATACGTCTGACCCATGAAACACGAGTATTGTAATAATCATCAGCATAATAGGGACCAACATTTGAATCGGTAATAGCAGGAAGAACTGCTCTTAAATACATACGAGTTGCAAGATCTCCATTACGAAGAACCTGAACAGTTTGTCTTCCACCAAATTTGGGATTATCAATTGGCTGTTCGATACATTCGATCGAGAAGTTAGTATGGCGTCTGTAGACGACTTTAAAATAAGTGATTTGTGGATTACCAGTAAGATAAACATCTTGAGCACCATACGCTACGAGTTGCATTAAACCTCCTCCCATATTAATATAATATATGAAATAGAAAAAAATTTATTTAAAAAAAATATTAAATCTATATTTTATATTTTTATATAATTTTAAAATATTATACTAAATAAAAATATAAATAAGACTTTTGTAAGACTTTTGTATAAGACTGTTGTATAAGACTGTTGTATAAGACTGTTGTATAAGACTGTTGTATAAGACTTTTTATACAGACTTTTATAATACGTTTTTTATGTGAAATATTTAATAAAAATCAAACATTATTTTTTTTTATTTTAATAAATTTATTATTTATTAAAATTTTATATTTTTATTTTTATTGGTATAATCTTTGTTATAATCTGTGGTATAATATTTGTTATAAAATTTTGATAGGAATAATTCGTATAAATATATACAAAAATGTAATAAAGCACACTAATTGGCGTACGCAAGCCCTCCCATGCCGCTCATAATTCTAAGAACGTTGTAAGAGAATGCATAGATATATACGTTGGTGTTGGTATAGACGCTCATCTTAGGAACACCAGTTGCAGCTCTTAAGCTATCTTGGTAAGATACAGCGAGTAAGGTTGTATCGATACGAGATAAATTTGCCGAACCAGATGGTTGATGTTGTTCGGGGTGAAGAGCGAACGAGTATACATTAATACCATCAGCAGGGGTTCTGGTGTGATGTTGAGCAGGTTGGACCGAGTTAAAGTACGAACCATTTTGTACGTAGAAACGATCATGACCATTGAGTTGGAGTTTGGCATTGGCAACAAGGTTTCCAGCACCATCGAGTCTGAGACCATAGTTGTTGGGGAGTTGAACTACGACATCTCTGACAGAGGTAGCCGAAACAAGAGTACAGGCACGGTTATCAGTAACATCACCAGTATTAAGAGGAAGGGATGCATCAGTTAGGGAAAGAGTATGCGATCTAACTTCAACACTTCCAGAGGGGAGAAGAGCAGGTGTTGCACCAGTGACTGTAGTCGCTACACCATCAACAACTGCATTAAAATGAGTAGCATCGGCAACAGTTACAGTTACAACAACACTGTTAATATTCGCCGATAGGTAAGAGTTAGTCGAGGTTCTAAGAACATTGGGGTTAACATATAGGGGGATTGCCGCCGATGTCACACCAGATGGATTTTGAACAACAACTGTAATAGTAAGACCAGGGGTTGCATTTGTCGCAAGGAAAGTTGCAACAGTATTTGCAGCAACAACGGCAGTACCAGTTACAGCTACCCAACCAGTAGTTGCAGGGTCTCCTAAGCAAAACATACCATCAGCAACATTGGTAGCTGCTTCATCAGTGGCAATTTCCCAGGATCTGGCATCATCAAAACCAGTATACGTAAGGAAGGTATTGCCATCGGTCCATGCACCAATTACGGGAGCCCAGACTAATTCTTTAGTGGGGTGGTTAAATTCAAGCTTGTGTTTGACATTGAGGGTGCCGCTGTTAGAAGAGCTAACAAGGGTTTCAGCCCCACCAAATTGAAGTTGTTCAATGAGGTATTCATGACCAACTTGAGCGAATCGTCTACGTTCCTCACTATCTAAATAGATATAATCTACCATTAATCCACACGAACCAAGAGTAATACTGTTGGTGCTGGGTGCAGGACCAGACCAAACAAGGAGTTGAGAAACAGGGTAAAGTTCAATATTAAGACGGACTTCATGGTATTGAAGAGCGATTAAGGGGAGAGCGAGACCAGTATTTCTGCAAAACCAGAATTGAAGGGGAACATAAAGGGTATATTCAGGAAGAATAACTTCGGTAGCAGTACCAGTAACGGCACCGTGTAAGTTAATTAATTCAGGAACATCACCAATCATGGTATTGTAACCCTTTTCTTGTTCATTGGTGTGGGTAAGTTCATACCAGACATCGAGCCAAGTTCCCCAATGTTTGTCAATTTGACTACCACCGATGGTTAATTCAAGAGTATTAACCATGGCATGACCAACACGTCTAACCCAAGCAATACGGGTATTGTAAGCGGTATCTAAATCTGCACCAAATGTGGGGAGTTCATCACCAGTAATCGATGGGAGAACCATACGTAAATACATACGAGTTGCAAGATCTCCATTACGAAGAATTTGAACGGTTTGTCTTCCACCGAATTTGGAACTATCTACGGGTTGTTCGATACATTCGATCGAGAAGTTAGTGTGGCGTCTGTAGACGACTTTAAAATAAGTGATTTGTGGATTACCAGTAAGATAAACATCTTGAGCACCATAAGCTACGAGTTGCATTAAACCTCCTCCCATATTAATATAATATATGAAATAGATTTTTTTTAATTTAAAAAAAATAAATCTATATTAAATTATTTTTTTATATTATATTTTTAATTTAAAAAGTAATCAATATAAAAAAATTAATAAAAATTATATAAAAATTTCATAGTACGTTTTTTATGTGCAAATAAATAAAAATATTTTTTATATATTCATATTGATTTATAGCATTACAAATATAGTTTTAAGCTATATTTTATAACTTAAAACTATTATTTTTTACTTAAGAATAAATGAATAAGTTATTAATTATAAGTGATTGTAAATGGCGACTTCCTTCAAATTCAAACCCTCGAAGGTTAAAATTACAAAAGAACAAAAAACTCTTGATGAGATACATCGAGAAAAAATTAATAAATATGATGAAAATAATTTATTAATTATAAATAAAAAAAATAAACTTGGTTTATTAAAAAAAGAATTATATATATTAAATCAAAATAAATCAAATATTGTAGATGATTTGGAATATAATAAAAAAAAAGCTAAATTTAATGAAAAAATCAAATCCCTAACAAATGATATTGAAAATGAAGATTTAGCAAATGATGAATTAGAATATTTTGAAAAAACTAGAAATATTTTATTAAAATATTATCATACGGATAATAATGCTTATTTAACAAATAATGCTAATTTAACAAATAATGCTTATTTAACAAATAATGCTAATTTAACAAATAATGCTTATTTAACAAATAATGCTAATTTAACAAATAATGCGAATTCAACGACGAATAACGTTAATTTAACGTCTAAAGAATCCATAACAAATTTTGATTTTGTTTCCGAAAATGATAATGATAACGATAATAATAATAATAATAATAATAATAATAATAATAATAATAATAATAATAATAATAATAAT